GTTGTTTGCAAATTCTAAGTTTGCAAGTAGTGGATCTTTTATCAATCCAACAATTCTAAAGTCATTGTTTGTTGGGAATGTGTTACTCTCAGAACCAGTCAACTTGACATTAAGCATTACATTGTGTGCACCAAGCTCTCCTACAGGATCTGAACCATGACCTCCTGGAGGAGATAATCTTGTATCAAGTGATGCGCCAGAAGCACCATTAGCTGAAGCGGTAGCTCCTGCCTTTGAATAATCTGTTCCGACATTTATCATTTCGACCTTTGTGATCGCTCCTGCATTAACATTTGCATATGCTAGAGCACCAGTTCCATCACCTGTAATAGTGATTTTAGGTCCTATGTGATAGGTAGAGGATGTGTTTGGAGTTACACTAAACCCAGAATTCAATGTAAGAGTTCTTGATGTACCAATGTAATCCGTGATTTCTCTTATCTGACCAGATCCAAGTCCTGATGAGATAAACAACGTTGATCCGATATAGATGTTATCAGTACCACTTGCAGATGAATTTGCAACTATAATCGATGAGTTGGTTACACTGAAAATTGTGCCTTGGTTCTCAAGAAATCCTGTACCACCAGATGTTACATCAATTACATCAATTGCACCGTTTGAAGCAGCTTGTTGTACATCCCACTGAGCTGTTCCATCATCCGAAGTCAATGTTTGAACTGGCATAAATTGGGTTGAAAGAAATTTTAGAGCATTGGCAGTTGTTACAGTATACAGGAACTTCCATTTGTATCCATCAGAAGTGGTAATGGTAGAAGTACTTGTTCCTGTTGGTTTAACTGTTGAAGTAGCGCCACCATTGTTAAACAGACATTTGTATACATTGAATTCATCAGTAATAACATAGAATGAACTATCGTACAGGCTCTACATCATTGTCCGGCCATGCATATGGTCGTGCAATAAAAATGTAAAATCTATTGAAGTCTGTTTCGCTGAACGCTTCGAAAAATTGTTCAGCATTATGCATTCTAAAACGTCTTGTAACTATTCCAGCCATTAAGTTGTTCTCCGGATTTTGAATTATTTATACATTTTCTATAGTAATTTCACCAAACGATGTAATCGTTATTAACGATGTACCACCAAATCCATCTATTGTTTCACCAGACAGGGGAGTTATTAAGTTATTTGCAAACGTTTGTGAAGTAGTGAATTCGTTTATATTTAGTATGAAAATATTATTAGGACTTACAACAGTAGATGGTGAAATTGTAGATGGACTAAACCCAAATTCAAATGTACTAATACCAAATCTATCTTGAATAAACACATCATTAAATGTATCGCCACCGAAGAACGATACATTGTTGTTTGCAAATGGTTGAATCTGAAGATCAGCAATAATAATAGTGTTTGCAATACTATTAAACGATGGAACAGTTATCTGATAATTAACTGTTGGGACACCAAATGTATGAAGTGCAATGTAGACAGAATCATTAAATGTAACATTTGCACTCGGAGATAGCAATTCACCGTCTTCTGTAAAGTACAAATTAGATTCTGCATTTGCAACAGTGATATCCTTAACAAGAAACTCTTGATTAATTCCAACGTCCTGGACATCGAGCGTAAGTACAAAGTCAACAGCAAGTTCTTGTTGTGTTGCATCAAGATCAAATTCTACAACCGATTCAAAAGTACCCAATGTTACCTGTTGAGTAGCAACAAGATCTGTTAATAAATCAGGCTCGTCAATAATAACTGTTGGAATGAATGTGTCTATCGATTCGATATATTGAGTTTGAATAGTAAATTCTGGCTGAAGACTTGTCAGTGGAAATATATCTAATTCTGGTTCAATCTCAACAAATCCAAACAGTTTCATCCCAGCTGGGTGAGCAAGAGCAGTTACAATTTTTCTATATTCTTCTACAAATCTGGAAGACCTTACAACGTATGAGAAATCTTGATAGAAGAAATTATCTTGTAACTTTTTATCAGATGACAAGAATCCTTTGGTATCAACATATTTTCCAGGGAACGTGTTTAATCCAGAAATTATTGGATTACCAATTCCGTTTTCAGTGTTAGCTCTAGTTTGGTTTACTATACTTACAGTTTGTGATCTTGCATAGGCAGCGCCAGGCTCGTTTACTGCTACCTCTAAAATAGATCCTACTACATTATTAGCTACTACGATTGCCGTGTTGCCCAAGAAACCAGCGGCAACATTAGCATTGACTATTGCATTAAATCCTTTTATTCCGCCAGATCCATCCGGAAGTTCTTGATCTGCAATATCATCTTGTCTTATTGTAACAGTTGGGTTTGATCTATAATCGCTGCCCCCTGAGATCTTTTCAATAGATCCAATTGAACCAACTACTACATTTGTTGTTCCTAATGAAGGTCCAATCAACGAACCAGCATTAGCAGAAGCTAGATTTGCACTGATTAGTGTTGAGTTCGCTTCATCAAATGTACCAACGTTGATTCTGGAATTTTGAAGAGCTGAAATCTTGTCGTCATACACAAATAACGTTTCAGGATCGACGATCGAAGTGATTTCAAAACTAGCACCAGATCCACCACCTCCTGTAATTGAAACTACTGCGTTATTTGTATATCCACTTCCCCCATTAACAAGAGTGAAATCTACATCACTAATATTAAAATCAGCTATTAAAGAATCCCGAACAGATGCTTGAGGAATACTTCTGTATCCGGATCCTTGTGATATTATTTGAATACTTTCAATAGAACCAACCGTGTATGTGTTTGATCCTATAGTCACATTTGCTGTATTTGTTATAGATCCAACAGCAAATGATGCTCCAGTACCATCACCTCCTGTTAATGTGATTGGAGTTCCTACACGATATCCGCTTCCACCATCAACAATTCTAATATCCAAAGACGTATCTGTTGTAGTAGTAACAACACCATTTGCATTCGAGCCAGAGGAACTGACAAAGTTTACAGCATCGCCTCTCCGATGTCTAGCACCACCAAACGCTACCTGTACGCGATTTATAGGGCCTACAGAGGAAACAATTCTTCCTCTTATATCTCCATTAAGGGTTGATACAAACTCGTTGTCTAGGAACGTACCATCGATATTAATGATAAACAATTCAAAAACAAATACACCAGATTCAGTAGTTCCAACAGATCTTTCTACAAGGGCTCTTGCACCAGATTGTTCTCCAACAATTTTACGACCACCAATATTTTCAGGGTTTCCCGTAAATGGTCCGGATATTCTTACTGACGTTTCTTGAACCCAACGCCCATCAGAAGCTCTTAAAATATCTACTTCTGGATAATAAAAATCGATCTCTTCGTCGAACAAAAGACGGAACAACAGCTTAAAGGAATTTTCCGTTCCTTTTGCACGATAGAAATCTTTGATATTTTTAGCAAGAAGTCTTTTATCTGCTAATGTTTCACTGGGGAAGTTAGAAAGTATCTCTCTTCTAAAAAACTCTACATACTGTCCAAGAGTTCTGTCAATATCATTATAATCAAGAAGGTTTTGAGATCTTTCTGTAACCTGTCCTTCAGTTTCTAACCACTCGTAATATGCTTTTAGGAACGCAACGAGCTGAGGACCTTCCTCAGCGAGATAAGAAGGAAGCTGGGACTCTATCGTTGTTGATAATTTGTTGTCCGTAGCCATTAGAATAACGTGTAGTTCGTTCCATAATCGGTTATTTCTGTCGTATCACCTTCTGTTAAAATATTGGACAGAATACTGGTTGTTCTTCCTAGTTTATTGTCAATGACATTTACTCTGGCTTCTGTTAACAAAATCAGTTGATTTCTAACTGGAGAAATATCAACGACGTTGGGTACAACATTAATATAAATGTAATCACCTTCAAAAGCAGCAATGTTGATATCTCTTAATACTACCAGTCCAGTATCATAATCAATAGTACCTGCCCTACGACTTTCATACACCTTGACTCCATCGGTTCTCAATCGATACAATCTAATATTTCCAAATCCATCATCATCCATTTGGACAGTAACACCGTTAAATGTAAATCTTGACGATGTTAATGTAAGACCTTGTCCGGGATGTGCTTCAGGAATAATTGGAAGGACAACACCACTTGAAATATCTAACAGCTCATGGTTAAACGGGATTGTATAACTTCTTGCTATTCCTAATTCAGGAACAAATCTTCTTTGAAGCTTTATTTCTACTTCTGAAGAAGTAATAGAAGCATTGACACCAAGCGTTTTTGTAATCAGCTCTGAAGTAACAAAATCCTCTCCAAATAAACCAAGTTCAGTACTCTCGTAATCGAGAATAGCATCTTTTACTCTTTCGGCGAGTTGTCCAGATTTTAAACCAGTGTTGTCTGGATTAAACTTGACAGTAACGGTCGGCTCAACAAACAAGTATGTTGCATCAACAACAATAGGTTCAATTGTTAATATTTTTTTGTTTTCTAAAAAGCTAACAATATCATTTTTTCTTGTTTCCGATAACAGGAGGCCTGATGTTGGCTTGGCAGCTACAAATACTTTTCCATATATCGGTGGTTGATTCTCGTCACCACCCCATACACTGACAGATGATATATCACCAAAGTTGTTCAATACTAATGTCTTGAAGTCATTAGCAGTTACAGCTCTGTTTTGCAACGTGTATTCATTAGGAGCATTTAACTTTATCGAGCTAATTGATTCTTGTTCTGAACCACCCTGAGCTCTCGATACCAATGACACAGTGTAATTATCATATCCATCAATTAATCCAACCCCAGAAAAGTTATTTGCATTGTTAACAGCTGATCCATTAACAACATTATAATTTAATCTTATAATGTTTCCATTTCTTGGTTGTTTTCCAATAATTCCATCACCAAAGTATACTTCATATTTTCCTTCTCTATCTTCACTTAGAAAGTATACAGCATTAGTGGCAGTAATGTTTGTAAAGTCAGAAGCAAGAGTGTACTGAGTAATCGAAGTATTAGATGCTGATTCTTGTACATTTACAGTCAAAGTACTTGTATCAGCATTTTCGTTGTTTAAAAAATATCTTACAGGGTTATTTGAGTTTACTGTATATGATTCTTGAACAGGTTCACCTTCTGTAATGTCGATGCTTCCTGAAAATACGGTTCCAGCCTCGTTTGGAGTCAATGGAAATGAATCGAGCGTAGTGAAAGTATAGCTTACATTATCAATAGATGTTTGGAAAGCAGTTCCTTCACTTACTACAACAGTTGATGGTGAATCAGGAGGAGTAACAATCACATTGACTGTAGCTGTTGCTCCTCTTGCAGATCTTGGTGTATATCCAATTTGTTTTGCTCTTGATACAACACTGTCTCTTAACTGAGCACTGTCAAGGAACATTTCATTCCCGACCATGTTAAGATAGAATGCATTATAGTATGTGTTATACGCAAGGAGATTAAGAATAGTTTGGATCGTAGAACTTTCGTAATCGTAGTCCTGTAACTCATCCTGACTGGCAAGATATGTTTTAAGGTTTTCTTTGATTCCCTCAAAGTTAATATCAGTAATTCTTAATGCGCTGTTTGCTACTCTAGCCATTATCGTATTCTTTCCAGTACTACGGTGAATTCAGCAGGCTCTCTTTGGTTTATTACAGAGAAGAAAATTTTAATCTCCACTGAATTTATTTCTGATAAATTTTTAACCTGCACATCTAACAGATTGACCCTCGGCTCGAAGTTACGAATAGCCTCTTCTATTCTATTCTTAACTTGAACCTCTAAAAAGTCATCTTCATTTTCAAATAACAAAGCAAGAATATCACCACCAAACAGTGGTTCATACGGACGCTCAAACTTATTAGTTAAAATAAGATTACGAAGAGCTCTTTTTACAGCATCATTATTTTCAAGTACACCGACCCTTCCATTTACAGGATGAGGTCTAAATGTGACGTTCAAGTCGCTAAATCTTATCTCATTGGGTAACGGATTTAATGCTCCGGAGAACGCCATACACTGATCCTTTTTTAATTATTATTTATCAGCGTTCTTCTCTGCTTGAATATCTTGTCTTATTTCTTTACAAAGTTTTCCAATCTCTGATAAAGCCTTGCGTGCTCTTGTACCCGCAGCCTTATTTCCTGATTTAAATTTGGTATACTCTTCCTCATAAAGAGAAAAAAGTGACATGATGTTTTCGTGATTTTCCATATTATCCTCCGGCAAAAACGTTTACAGATCCAGTTGCCACACTAGATCCACATGCAACAGGATCTGCGATCCTGCCTAATCTTCTTCCATTTACAAACACTGTAGACGAACCTCCAGCAAGAGATGACCCGTGAGTATTAGGTATAGGAGGGCACGTATGAGCTGCCCAACCATCTCCTTGTCTGTGTGCACCTCTTGCATTAACAAAAACATTTCCACTTGCAGAAACATTTGATCTTGATGGCCAACATCCGTGACCTGTGCATACATCAGCTAATCTGGCTACTGGTCGACCCATATTAATCTCCTGGTAATGTAGTTGGATTAACTATTTCAGATCTTATGGCATCTAACAGACCTGACTCTCTAATGGCAACTATTTGTAATGCACGCTGTTGTGCATCAGTTAAATTACCTTCATTGATTGAGTTCACATAATTCCCTTGCTCTTCGTTAGCAGCTCTTGTAACAAAACTTGAAATATTTGAAGAGATAGAATTGAGTGAAGACTCAATTGCTGCCATTTGTGTTGTTAGACTATCAATCGAATCTTTTATATTAGAAAGCTCAGTATTTACAGCAGCTATATCAGTTGTATAATCCTTACCCGTGAGTGTTCCATCACCATTAATTATTGTTCCTATAGTAAAATCTTGTGCCATCTGTGTTCCTTAGTTTAGATCGATACGTGCAGCATCAATGTCAATATTTCCCGTAACTTGAGTGGTTTGATTGCCGACTACAATTTCATTATAGTCACCACCGACAGTTGTGTTGA